TCGGCAGTAAGGCCGGCAAGCGAGGCGGCGGCCTGGACGAGTTGCTCTTCGATGGTCATGCTAGTCCTGCGGAAATTGGCAACCTTGGCCGAGGGCTCGACCGCCTCTTCGACCTCATCTTCGACTTCCTCTTCGGACTCTTCGACCACCTCAGGCACATCCTCGGGGGCCATCACTTCGACGCCCAGGGCGGCAACGGCCTCGCGGCTGTCGGCCCGGTTGTCGATGAACAGGTCGACGCGCTCGCCCTTGTCCAGGCGTTCCTTGATGATGCGGGCCTTGAATGCCGGGGCCTCTTCGGAGCCGTCGTTCATGATCAGTTCCTGATAGTCCAGACCAGTGGCGGCGAGGTCGGCCACGGTCTTCTCGCGGTCGGACTCCGGGCGGTTGGTCAGGACGACCACCTCTTCGGCGGTCTCGTCGATGTAGTCGATGACGCGCTCGACGGGCTGGCCGTCTTTCAGGATCGTGTCGTCGATGTCGGTGAAGATGCGGGGCATATTGGTTTCGATTTGGGTTAAAGTCTGAGGGGAGGAAAGGGCGGACGCTCCGGCCTCGCGGTCGAGCTGCGCGACCTTGGCCTTGCACCAGTCCGCCGTGCGCATGATGTCGCCCGAGGTAGGCCCGCCCCACAAGGCCCAGGCTACGGCGCCCGCTCCGGGGAAGTCTTCGTTGGAGGGCTTGTTCTTAGGGGCGTCCATGTCCGGGCGGTGACGCTCGAACCATGGGCCCATGCGGCGCAGCTTGTCTTCGGAGACTTCGCCGGCCGCCATGTCGCGGGCTTCCCGCAGGGTCTTGTCCGTGACGCCGTCGCCCGACTTGCCTTCGGCGTGCCATGCTAGGCCACGCTTGGCCGCGTCGGCGACGTAGTCTGGGACGGCGATCGCCATCAGAACGAACGGAGGGCGGCGGAGAAGGAGTCAGCCAAGCCGGTGACCAAGCCCTGGGCGGCGGCCTGCTTGCCGGAGAAGACCTGACCACGCAGGGCGGAGTCGGCGACCATCTTGCGCTTGGCACGGATGGCGGCCTTAAAGTCTTCGTGGATGCCGTCGACCGAAGCCTGAAGGTCGGCCATCTGCTCGTCGGAGAGGGAAGTGCCCTCGATGCCGGCGCCCTTGAGCGGGGAGCCCGAGGACTTGATGACGACCATGCGGACGCCCGAGGCCTCGTAGAGTTTGGACATGTCAGGGATGGCCATGTAGACGCCCACGCTGCCGACGGTGGCCGAAGGCGAGGCGACGACGCGGTCGGCCTGAGAACCAAGCCAGTATGCAGCCGAAGCCATCTCGCTGTCGGTGTAAGCCATGGTCGGCTTCTTGAGGTCGCGAATCTTGTTCGCCAGTTCCTCGACGCCCGTGACCGTGCCGCCAGGGGAGGAGATGTTGAAGGCAATCTTCTCGACCGCAGGGTCGGAGGCCATCGCGTCGACCGTGGCCGAGATTTCGTTCACGTCGGCGACGCCCATCATTCGCTCCAGGGGCGAGACGCCCTTGCCGATCGGGCCGGCAATCGGGATGACGCCCACGCCGTCGACGATGTACGGCGCAGGGGCAACGCCGAAGATCTGGGCGAGCATGTCGGAGAAGCCGAACTTCTCGGCCATGACCGCGAAGTCTTGGGCCTTGGACGGGTCGATGAGCATCGGCTCACGGCCCTTGAGTGCATGGGAGAGGAAGCGGGTCATTTCTTTTCGTTAAGGTTGGTGCCGGGGAGCGGTTCAGCCTGGTCGACTTGGGCGACCGTGCCGAGCGGGGTGTTCGTCGGGCGGAAGAGCAGCTCGAAGGGAATGCCGTACTGGCGGGCGAGGTTCTGGATGTGCGCCATGTCGGCGGCGCGCTTCTCCATCTCGGAGCGGAAGTCGAGGCCGCGCTGGCCGTAGAGCTCAGACATGGACATAAGGCCCATCTCGATGTCTGCCCGGTCGTTAGCGGCCTCACGGCCAGCGTCTACGGTGACAGACTTCGGGGTCGTCCAGGAAGCAGCCCACCAGCGGGGGTCGTCAGGGATCTCGCCCTTGGCGATGCCGTCGGCGATGATGTATTCCCAAGTCGGTTGGCAGAAGGACTCGATGATGACGTTCTGATACTTGCCGAAGACCCGGGCGGACTTGGCGGTCACGAGGCGAACACCAGCTCCGCCGGCGGCGGTGACGTCCTTAACGAACTCGTAAGGCAGCACGGAGCAAATGTCTTTCTCCAGCGCCGCGAGGAAGCCGACGAAGGTGCTGTTCGGGCGCTTGCTCTCGAAGGACTCGAAGGAGTCAGAGGCCTCGAGCACGATGGCCTTGCCGCCCATCTGGCTTGCGATGTTCTCGGCGGAGTTGTGGTTCGACGCGATCTCGGAGGCCGCATCGTCGTCGAGGAAGCCAGACCCCTTCTTGATTACACGAGTCGTATCCCCGTTGTCTTTCACTGCACGTCGCTCCAATTCCAGGATTTCCTTTACGTCCTGGATACTCGAGAGGCTAGACTGCAGCACTGGTACTCCGCGAGACCCGGAGGTCGTCTCAGTGTCGATGACGTGCATGACGGACTGGGCCTCAATTTTCTTCGAGGAGCCGTCGGCCTTGTACACGTTGTAGTAAATCGGCTCGTAGTACTTGCCGAAGCCGATGCCGTCCCAGCAATCGGAAGGGGTGTCGGCGTCGGTAGGGTCGCCCACGCGGTGCGCCTCAATGGTCTGGATCTGCGCACGATCGCCGTTGACGACCTTCAGGGCGAAGGCGTCGCCGTCACGGATAAGCGCACGGATGAGGATGGACTGACACTGGTAGAAGGACTTGCCGGAGACGTCGATGCGCTTGGACTGGCGGGCGAAGTACTCCTCATACAGGCGGGAGGTCTCAGGGTTGTCAGCGTGGGCCTGCGGCTTGATGCCGTCTCCGACGACGTAGATGCAGAGGTCGTTCAGGATCTGGCGGAACAGCGCGGACTCCCGCTCGGCCCAGCGACACTTCTTGACCATCTCGTTGCGATCCCAGGGCGAGAGGTCGCGACGCATATCATCCGGCTGCGGAGCGTAGATGACGCGGCGGGCGTACGTCTGGACGGTCGAGCCCCACTGGTTCCCGCTGTACTGATTGTTGAACGTCGGCCCGGACGTAGACGCGGCCTGAGGCGCGGTCGTCTGCTTCTTCCTCGCGGAAGTCTTGGCGGGCTTCGTGTCTTTCTTGCGGGGGGCCATAGATTATTCGTAACGATTGTCCCAGCGGGAGTAGATCATCGTGTTACGGCGACCATACTTGCGCGGGTCGAGGCGGGACAGGGCAAACATCGCTTCGTTAAGCATCTCCTTAGGAGGCAAAGCGAACTGCTTGGTGGCCGAGGAGCCGGAGTCGGAGTAGGACATCAGGGTCTTGCCGTCCATGATAAGCGAAAGAGCCTTCGCTTTAAGGTCGAGAAGCTCGCATTCCGTCAGGCCGATGAAGATTCCTTGTGCCATTTAATCTTGCGGTAATTGGCAACGAAGGGGGCGGCGACGCCCATATCCACGCCACGAGCTCTTCTTCCCGCAACTATCGGCGCCGCCGCTTGAGGAAAGTGTCCCCGGGTTCACGCGGAAGGCAAGTCGGTTTCGGTGCTTTCCTTGCCTACGATGCCCCAGCGGACGGCCGCCAGGAGGCCGAGGAGTTCGCAGTCGAAAGCATGGTTGTCCTTCTTGCCCTGCGGCAGGAGCCACTGAGGCTTACCCGTGCGCCTATCCTTCACGCGGACTTCGGCGTTGATCTGGTCGACGTAGTCCTGACCAGCGTCGAGGGAGTAGGTGAATACTTTCCGAGAGCGTAGGCCGTGCAGGAGGTCTTTGCCGGCGAGGTTCGACCAGACGATCAGGACGGCCCGCGTCTGGAGACCGGGCACCATGATGGTCTGCTTATCCGAATAGAATCGGCGGGTGGTCTTCCCGTCTTTGGCCGTGACGCTGAAGTCTTCGTTGCCCGACCCCTTCGCACACTTCCAGCCACGGGCCGCGGTCTGACGATATACGTCAGTCGCCTGGTCTCCCGCATCGACCATGACCATGGCCTGATGGACTTGGTGTTTCTTCACGAAGGCCTCCAGGTCGTTCCATGTGTCAATCTTCGCGAAGGCCTTCAGGCGGCTGTGCCCGGTGCGACTCCAGCGGCGGATGACGCAATAAAAGAAACCTCGCTGCACGTCGATGCCGGCGGTGCGGAACGGGAACGAACCTTCCGGCGCTCCCTCTCGGTCGACCACCCTGCCCTTAGGGGTGATGACTGACTCGCCGTCCCAGTCGTCGGTCATGTTGTAGTTCGCGGCCTGGGCGATGTTCACGATCTCTCCGCCCTCTTCCGCCCAAGGTAGGGCGAGCCTCTTCTGTTTGAATTGGCGGCGGGCGTCCTCGTCTCCGTAGATGTCAGCCGCCTCCTTCGCCTTGATCATCATCACTGCCAGTTCGCCCCAGCTCATCGTCGCAAGGCTGTTCCAATGCAGGCCGATGTGCCCGGAGTTCGCGGCC